CCACAAGAAGTTCCTCAAGCACTGCGCGGACAGAAAGTGGATGTGAAGTACTCATCGCTCATCGCCAAGTCTCAGCGCCTGTCAGAAGGCCAAAACATTTTGCGCGCTATGCAAGCGGTCACTCCGTTTGTCAACGCAGACCCAACGGTCCTCGACAACATCAACGGTGACCAAGCGTTCCGAGCAATCGCGAACATTTATGGTTTGCCACAAGAAATCATCAACGATAAAAAACAAGTAGCAGATAAACGAAAAGCCCGTGCCGATGCCCAAGCCCAAGCGCTTGAGGCGGAAGCACAAAAAGGGCAGATAGATACAGCAGCGACCGTCACAAAAACGATGGCGGATGCGCAGAAAGTAATAGGCTAAGATGGCTCAGAAAAGAGAAGTGTCATTGGCGAAGCGTAACGTCGCTCGCCTTGACGCGTACAAAACAGTTTTCTCCGGCCCGGCTGGTGAGGCGGTACTGTATGATTTGATGTCAAATCATCATGTTCTTTCCTCGACCTTTGATGGGAACGTCCGCAACACTATTTTCAAAGAGGGCGAGCGAAACGTCGTTCTCCGAATATTAAAGGTCCTGAATATGGATGTGGCCGCAATAAAAGAAAGGATAAAACAAAATGAGTCTGCGATTATTGATGAATAACTTTCATCTAAAACAAGAGGAAGCTGGTGATGGACAAGGTGGAGGAGGATCTCTACTTACTAATAACACAGGAGGGAGCGGATCTTCAGCTGCCCAAGGGGGCGCGGGTGGTCAGTCTGGTGCAAATTCGCAAAACGCGGCCTCGGCTACTGGAGATAAAGGTGGCGGTGCCCAAGGGGGCCAAGCTAGTGATTGGCGATCCACGCTACCTGCTGAGTTACGAGAAGATCCTGCACTCAAAACCATCCATGACGTACAAGGTTTAGCCAAGAGCTACCTGCATGCTCAACGCATGGTGGGCGCAGACAAGATTTCTGTCCCAGGAAAACATGCCACCGAAGACGACTGGAAACAGGCGTTCACAAAACTGGGGCTTCCAGCAGATCTGAAGGACTATGCTTTGGATATGAAAGAGTCTCCGTCCCTCGATAAAAAATTCATCGAAGATTTCAAGAAGTCTGCCCACGAAGCAGGGGTTCTGCCAAAACAGGCCCAGAAGCTCGCTAGCTGGTTTGAAAAGACCAACGGTGAAGCAGAGGCAGCCGTGAAGGCGCAGATCGCCCAGAAGGCAGCTGCGGACCTCAAGGGCCTCGAGAATGAGTGGGGCGCTGCGTACAAGCAAAACCTGGCGAAAGCTGGACAAGTGCTTCGCGAAGTGAACGACCCAGAACTCAACAAGTACCTGGATGATACCGGGCTTGGAAATGATCCACGGCTCATTAAGATGTTCCACAAGATCTCTGACAAGTTCATGAAAGAGGATGCAGTGGTAGAGGGAGCTATGTCCGATGGACGTGCTTTTACTCCGGCAGGGGCGCAGAAAGAGATTTCTCGCATCATGGCCGACACAGCTGGACCATACTATAACGCGCAGCATCCGGGGCACAAAGCCGCAGTTGCTGAGATGAATGAGCTTTTTGCTCAGGCAAACGGAAAAAAATAGTTTGACATGCGTCAATATGCCCCGTGACAATCATAGTCACGGGGAGCATTGCCACACGGTAATGTCCGGTCATGCTACTCAAAGGCTACGATTTGAGACGCGAATCCTCCAACGAGGGCAATTCCACAGAAACAATTCACTAAAACGAAATTAAAACCATGGAGGTTTTATGTCTTCACAAATTACGCAAGCGTTTGTGGATCAGTTTGGTGCTAACGTGTTTCACCTCTCTCAACAGAAGGGTTCACGTCTTAAGCCAGCAGTCCGCAATGAAACACAAACAGGTGAGTCTCAGTTTTTTGATCGCATCGGCTCAGTAGCCGCTGTTAAAAAAGCTGGCCGCCACAGTTCCACTCCGCAACTCGATACACCACACTCACGACGTATGGTGACTCTCGAGGACTACGAATGGGCAGATTTGATCGACAAAGAGGACAAAGTCCGAATGTTGAATGACCCTGCTTCCGAGTACGTCATGGCGGCTATGTGGGCACTTGGTCGTTCAATGGACGACGAGATCATCGCAGCTTCAGTAGGCAATGCTTACTCAGGCCAAAAAGGAACAACTGCGGTTGCTCACCCAAATTCTCAAAAATATGCAGCCAATGACGGCGCTGCTCATTCAAATTTGAATGTGCGCACTCTTCGCGCAGTGAAACGCAAAATGGACGAAGCAGAAGTTGATCCTTCTGAAAAGCGTTACATCGCGTGCCACGCATCACAAATCGAGGCTCTCTTGGGCCAGACTGAAGTAACTTCTGCTGACTACAACACCGTTAAGGCGTTGGTTCAGGGCGAAGTCAACACGTACATGGGTTTCGAATTCATCCGAATTCAGCGAATCCCTGTTCAGGTTGCAGCGCTTTCTGGATCAGTGACTACTGGTGCGGTTGGTGCGGGTGCTTCGCTTGTGGGTTTCCGCAAGTGTTTTGCTTGGAGTCAAATGGGTCTTTTGCTTTCAGTCGGTCAGTCTATCATGGCTCGCATTAGCGAACGTGACGACAAGTCGTACTCAAAACAAGCGTATGCTTGCATGAGTGTTGGCGCTACCCGAATGGAAGAAGAGAAGGTCGTAGAGATTCTCTGCAAAGAGACTTAAAAACTGGGGCGGGGTAACACTCGCCCTAAAACTTGGAGGAAAATATGGCTACATTATACGGAGATCAATACCAGGATGCTTATGTCGATAAGCCATCCACAAAAATCGGAATTGGCGATGTTAACGGAAACGTTATGCGCCAATACTTTGAGTACACCATCACGGCTGCACCAACAGCCAATGATGTAATCAAAGTCGGCAAAATCCCTAAAGGTGCCCGCGTGTACGGAGCTGGCTTGAAATTCCCTGACCTTGGCACCGCTGGTGTTTTGGAATTGGGTTTCGCAGCTGACTCAGGTGCAGTTGAAACGGCTGATCCAGATGCATTTCTGGCAGCAGTTGACGTGAACGCCGCAGCGGATTTCGTGACCATGGATCAGCAGCAAGAGGCTGGTGGCGCATTGGCAGGACACTTGAAAAAGTTCTCTGCTGAGTGTGACATCGAGATTTTTGTGACGACTGCATGGACCGTGACCACTGGCGTGATCAAAGGTTATGTCGATTTCGTTAGCTACTAAGAGGTGACTTGTGGCGGCTAGTGAAACAGCGATTGCCAACTCGGCACTGGCAAAACTTGGGGCTGATAGAATTATCAGTCTCGACGATGACACCCGAGAAGCGAGATTACTAAAGGAACAGTTCGGGAAGATCAGAGATGATCTTCTCCGAGCCCACCCTTGGAATTTTGCTACGGTTCGCGTTGCACTAGCCGAACTACCCACAGCCCCTGCCTTTGGATTTTACAAATCCTTTCAGGTTCCCACCGATTGCGTTCGAGTTTTGGAGATTGATTCTCAGGATCTCGAGTGGCAGCGTGAGGGAAACACGATTGTGACTGATGCCTCTACCGTAAACATTCGGTATGTACAGAAAGTCACTGAGACAGGAAAATTCGATGCTAACTTTTCTGAGGTTCTGGCCACGAAGCTCGCAGCTGACCTCGCGTATGCGTTCACGCAAAGCACAAGCTTGCGAGATTCTTTATTGGCGGAATATATGCAGAAGCTCAGAGAAGCTAGAAGTTTCGATGCACAAGAAGGCGGCACCCGACAGGTGTACGCAAATCAATGGCTCAATTCTAGATACTAGGAGGCTTTGATGAAATTCAACAGCCTACTAAATAATTTCTCAGCTGGCGAGTGGTCTCCCAAGATGCGCTCACGGTCTGATGTACAGCAATACTTCAATGCGTGCGAAAAACTCCAGAATTTTATTCCGCAGATTCAAGGCGGAGCATTTTTCCGTGGGGGAACAGAGCGCGTACTCATCGGATCGACCTACGAAGGACAGCTCAGCAGCACGAGTGCGATTTTTCCGTGGACGTTTTCGTCAGGGGATGCGTACTTGCTCGTGGCAAACTTTGGCAATCCTGCGACAGAATGGTTCGTGTACAACATCGGCACTGGCGTTGTCAGCTTGCTGGCGTCTTCCACGACAGATGTTCCAGTAGATCCTAGAAACTTTATGTTTACGCAGCTTGGTGACATTATCATCATGCTGGATAAAGAAGGCGGAATTGAACCAATCGTCATGTACTATGACGGATCGTTCCGTATGCAAAAACTTAATTTGTATGTTGACGCACAACCAGGACTTGCGGAATACGAAGCTTTTCCCTACCGACCAATCGAGGCCAATGGATCAAGCGTCAATCTCACCGCAAGTGCTACCACAGGGGCGATCACTCTTACCGCATCAGCAGCCTATTTTGAGCCAGGAATGGTCGACGCCTACTTCCGACTCACATCGGGCGGATCTACTGGCGTGGTACGAATCACTGGCTATACAAATAGCACATCAGTCTCTGCGCAAGTGCTTGTCACTTTGCCAAGCGTTGGCCCATACGGAACAACGGCAGGAACAGCATGGGAAGAATCAGCTTGGAGCGATTATCGCGGATGGCCCTCATCCCTGACCGCGTACCAAGGACGCATGGTGTACGGCAAGGATTCAACGATCTTTGGCTCACGCATTG